CCGCTTTCATAGGCCGGTGTGGCGGAATTGGCAGACGCCCGGGACTTAAAATCCCGTGCTGGCAACAGCGTACGGGTTCGACCCCCGTCACCGGCACCAAATCAGAAACAGCGAATTGATACGGTGTATCAATTCGCTGTTTCGTTATTTTACTGCCGAAAATGCCTGCGCTGTAAGGCTTTCTAAACCGGTCTGTGCATTTCGGGCCTGGCTGTGCCCATATAGAGTGTAATACAGAGCGCTGGAAATCGTGAAAACGCTAAATCTGGTGCTCTGTAATCGTTAAACAGCCGCAATTCGTTAAACGACCGTTTGCAAAAAGCAGGGGATTAAAGCTCCACAGTTATCTCTTTCCCGACAAAGAAAGTGAATACCAGCCTGCCATCATTGTATACGGTGATATGGTCAACAGTCTTACTGAAGCGCACAGGTTGGAAGGCTGTATCCATATCCTCCAGCTCGATGATTTCAAAAAGAAATCCGCTGAGGACCTCTTCCTTAAATTCCCGTTCAGCCTTTTCAGCCTGCAGCCTTTCCAACTTGCGTTTCTGCTTTTCGTAGCGTTCCACCAGCCCGTCATACCGCTTGGCATATTCCTCCTGATCCATCGCGCTGGAGGCATTATCGTCGATGCACTGTTTGATGAGTCCGGCAACAACCTCCATCTCTTGGTTGACGGATTCAATCTGCCGGTCAATCGCCGTGGTATCAGCAAGCTCGGCCTTGAGCAATCTGCCGTCATCCACGAACCGCTTCCGGTCAACAATCAACTGGCTGAGCGCCATTTTATATGAGGCCTGAATCTGCTCCTCCGTCAAGTGCGGCGTGGAGCATTTTTCTTTGTTCTTGAACTTGGCGTTACACTGCCAGATGACTTTCCGGTACGGGTCATTGGAATGCCAGACCTTGGGGCCAAAGGCTTCACCGCAGTCTCCGCAGATAATCTTTCCGGAGAATGAGTTTCCGGTGAACCGTGCCTTCGGGCTGCTTTTCCGGCGCCTGAACTCTTTATCGACCTGCTCCCATTCAGCAGGAGATATGATAGCAGGATGGCAATCGGTCACATAGTACTGCGGCACTTCCCCCTCATTGGCCTTCAGCTTTTTTGTGAGAAAATCCGTAGTGAATTTCTTCTGAAGCCGGGCGTCACCCTTGTATTTCTCGTTGGTAAGGATGCTCTCAATAACGGCTGTCTGCCAGACAGTTTTTCCGGCAGGCGTCGATACGCCTTCTTTGGTGAGCGTCTTCGCAATTCGACTGGGCGAGCTGCCGTCGAGAAACATATGGTAGATACGCTTGACGACCTCTGCCTCATCCGGAACAATCTCCATAAGTCCCTCAGAACCTCGGCGGTATCCGAGAAACTGGCTGTATGCCACGCTGTATTTCCCGTCCGAGAATTGCTTTCGTCTTCCCCAGGTGACATTTTCGGAGATAGAGCGTGACTCCTCCTGCGCTAAGCTGCTCATAATCGTAAGCAGAAGTTCGCCCTTGCTGTCAAAGGTCCAGATCTGCTCTTTTTCGAAGTAGACCTCCGTACCCTGCTCCTTGAGTTTGCGGATGGTGGAAAGGCTGTCAACGGTGTTACGGGCAAAACGGGATACCGATTTTGTGACAATCAGGTCAATTTTTCCGGCAAGAGCGTCAGAAATCATCTCGTTGAATCCCTCACGCTTCCGGGTATTCAGGCCGCTGATGCCTTCATCTGTATAGACGTTGACGAACTGCCATTCCGGATTGGCCTTTATGTAATTGGTGTAATAATCGACCTGGGCCTCATAGCTGGTGAACTGCTCATCGGAATCAGTTGACACGCGGGCATAACCGGCCACCTTCCGGCGGGAAAGCTGCTGAAGCGGTCTGCGGGTCTGCGGATTGAATGTGGCTGGGATAACCGTTACATTTTTTGCTGTAGGCATTTTAAGCACCTCCTGTGCATGAAAGCTGTTATGAAATCAGAAACCGAAATCATAACGGGGATTATAATGGGAATCGTGTATAGTCAAATGGTGGTATCCATCTTTTTTCTATGATTGTCTCTGGTCTTCTGAGCGGCGGCAGCTTTCATATCAGCCGTCCAGCTTTCCGTCCTGGAGCGGTCCTGCCACCGTTTAACGGTTTCTGTGCCGTCAGTGAAGCAGAATACCAGTTCATTATCGTTCATGGCTCTGATTGCCGTTATTTTGCCGTGGATTGTCTCAATGCTGCCGGTAACCTCCTCGGCCACGGCGATAAGCGTATTTTCCGGGATTTGTTTCGAAGCACAGCAGGCTTTACCCTTTTGGTTGTAGGTGGAGCAGATCCAGACCGGACCGGTGTGAGTAACCTTCCTGCGGTAGTTCTTGCCGCAGATTCCGCAAACAATGAGCCCGGAAAAAGGATACCGGTTGGTGTAGGTCTTGTCTGCCGGAGCGAACCTGGCAGCGCGTTTTTTGATCTCAGCCTGCACAGCCTCGAAATCCGCCATGCTGATAATAGCCTCATGAGTACCCTCTGCATGGTACTTCGGAAGCTGCCCATCGTTTACCAGCGTTTTCTTTGTCAGGAAATTTTCCCGGTAGGTCTTCTGCAGCAGCAGATTACCCGTATAGGTGTAGTTGCGCAGGATATCCGCTACGCCGTTTTTGTGCCATGCGTTCCCATACCGCGTGACGAGGCCATTTCTGCTCAGATCATTTGCAATAGCAATGATGCCTCTGCCGGAAAGGTATTCCCGAAAAATACGGCGGACGGTCTCGGCTTCCTCCGGCTCTATAATATAGGTGCCGTTTTTGTAGCGGTAACCGAGAATGGTGCCGTCCCAGGGCTTGCCCTCTTCAAAATTTTTCTTGATACGCCATTTCATATTATCGCTGGTTGAGCGGCTCTCTTCCTCGGCGTACCCTGCGAGAATGGTCATCATCAGTTCTCCATCTGCGGAGAGCGTGTGGATGTTTTGCTCTTCAAAGAAAATGTCCACCTCGATTGCTTTCAGTTCCCGCACAGCGCTTAGAAGTGTCACTGTGTTACGGGCAAAGCGTGAGATGGACTTAGTAATCACCATATCCACTTTTCCGGCCCGGCAGTCATCCAAAAGCCTCTGAAAGTCCTCTCTGGAATCCTTTGTGCCGGTCTTGGCTTCATCGGCATACACACCGACGTATTGCCAGCCTTTGTGTTTTTGTATCATTTCACTGTAACAGCTGACCTGCGCAGAGAGCGAATGGAGCATTGCGTCCTTGCCGGACGAGACTCTTGCATAAGCAGCCACGCATTTTGGCCTTGGTGCCTGTTCCGGGAATGGCACCTGTTCAATGGTTCTTGCCATACAGCCTGCCTCCTTGTATCAATTTGGGGTTACTATATATATCCATACTTTCGGCAGGTTATCAAGCTATTTCTGCGAAAATACTGTCCGAAGGAAGGCCGTATTTTTTCGTGAGAATTGCAACGGATTTCCCGTAGTCAATCTGTGTGAGAAGACCATTCTGGACCATCCGCTCAACCAGAGAAAGCGAGGTATGGTACATCAGCAGATTATCCGGGCTGTAAGGGCTGGCGGGAAGCGATATAACATTCCCGGCAGCAGTATTTTCGATTTTTGTTGCCATAAGCTGTGAACTCCTTTCCACAGTGACTGCAGGTCAGCGTATAGTATGCTTTTTTATTGATATTGTCCTGATGACTGTTCCACCACGCCATACGGCAGTTGTCAGAACAGAACTTTTTTGCCCGGTGGCCCTTGGTCTGCAGCACCGACTTTCCGCAGTAAAGGCAGGTCCTTGTGTTCGGAATCTGCGGATGCCTGCGAATATGGGAATACACGGTATTCGGAGAAAGGTGCAGCTGGGAAGCAATCTCTGCTGGGGATATACCGTCAAGCCGCATATTGTCAATGGCGAGCTTATCCTGTGGTTTCATAGTGTTCCTCCAACGAGAGAGGAGGACAGCCCATCATGAGCCATCCTCCTGCCAATAAAAAATGTCAGTGAATGCCCGAACGTGCGCGGAGCAGGCGCTCCATCACATCGTCCTGCGGAGTCGGACCGCTAAACTCCGCAGAACAGTTTTCCTTGACTACCTGAAAAATCTGGTACCACGCTGCATTTGCCTGCTTCATGTACTCCCTGCTCATGGTAACGTAGGGAGATGAAATAACGGTGCCAGTCGGCTTCTTTGCCAGAAAGCCAAAGTCTGACACCGCCTCTTCACACTGCACCCAACGAGCTACAGACATCGCATACTGTTCAATCTGCTGCACGGGGATCAACTGATCACATTTGCGCTCATGCAGCCATTCCCAGGTTTCTTTAAAGATATCCTCAGCGCAGGTGACGCTGCCGTCTTTCTGCTTTGCCT